GTACAAGAATCTTCAACTTGCAAAAAAGGTTCAGCTCAACTCAGCTTATGGTGCAGTCGGTAATAAATACTTTCGATTCTTTGCTGTACGAAAGGCAGAGGCAATTACATTGTCTGGTCAGTTAGCAATTAGATGGATTGAAAGGAGAGTAAATGAATATCTCAACAAGATCTTGGATACAGACGAAGTTGATTATGTTATTGCGTCGGACACAGATTCAATTTATGTCAATCTCGACAAACTTGTACGCAAATGCTTTGAAGAGGGAAGTGATGCTGTCAAAGTCGTCAATTTCTTGGACAAAGTTGCAGCTGAGAAGTTGGAACCTTTTATTGATAAAAGTTATGAAGAGCTGGCACACCTAACAAACGCATATTCCCAAAAGATGTTTATGAAGCGTGAAGCGATTGCAGATAAAGCTATCTGGACTGCTAAGAAACGCTACATGATGAATGTGTATGATAATGAGGGTGTGCGTTATGCTGAACCGCAATTGAAGATGATGGGGATTGAAACTGTAAAGTCATCAACTCCTCAGTCTTGCCGAACAGCACTTGAAGAAGCGATTAATATTATTATGAACAGTGGCGAGGCAGAGGCTCAGTCATTTATATCTGACTTCCGATCCAAGTTTGAGAAGCTGACTTTTGAAGAAGTCGCATTCCCCAGATCCGTTTCTGACTTTGGCAAGTATGATGATGGTAAGAAGGATTTGACCATACCCAAAAGTACACCGATTCATGTTCGTGGCGGTCTAGTTTATAATCACCTGATCAAGAAGCATGGTCTTGAGAAGAAGTATGAATTGGTAAAGGATGGGGAGAAGTTGAAGTTCTGTTACCTAAATAGTCCGAACCCTGCTCAACATAATGTAATCAGCGTTATGACAACGTTGCCTAGAGAGTTTGACCTGAGCAGTTATATAGACTACGAGACGCAATTTAATAAAGCGTTTCTTGACCCATTAAAAGTTATACTCGAGTCAGTTGGCTGGAGTGATGAGAAGAAGTCTAGTCTTGAAGACTTTTTCGGATAGGAGAAAGGTATGAGCGAATTCGATTTTGATTTTGGTTTTACGGCTGTCACTGAAGACGAACTAGATAGCGTACAACAGGCAAGTACTGCTGCTAAGACTGCGTCAGAAACAGCTGATAGTTGGGAAGCTAAATGTGCTGACCTGTACAATACATTCAAACCATTGCTTAACAACTTGGCTAAGAATCCAGAGAAGGATTACATATATTGGCCAAACCGCATGGGCAAGCTGGAAGAGTTTAGTGATCTAATTGATAAGATATATAATAGTTGACTTTGAGATTGATTTGGTATATAATAGTATAATAGTTTTGATGAGAGGTTTATAATGAGTTTTTTGACTGACATGGTGAAGGGTATTGACAATACATCCCTTCTTGCTGATGGTGGTAATAGTTCTGAGTTTTCGGGATCTATTGACACTGGTTCTTATATTTTAAATGCTGCCATTTCTGGTAGTATCTATGGCGGTGTTCCTAATAATAAGATCACCGCTTTTGCTGGTGAGTCTGCTACTGGTAAGACTTTCTTTGTACTTGGGGTGCTCAAGCAGTTCCTTGAAGATAACAAAGACGGTGGTGTCATTTACTTTGATACAGAGGCTGCTGTTACTAAGCAGATGATGGATGATCGTGGTATTGATACCAAGCGTGTAGTTATTTCTGAGCCATCTTCCATTGAAGAGTTCCGTACTAATGCGACTCGTATCTTGTCTACTTATATTGAGCAAGGTAAAGACGCTCCTCCGATGATGATGGTACTTGATTCTCTTGGTATGTTGTCATCAGCTAAAGAACTTGCTGACACTGAAGCTGGTAGCGAGAAGCGTGATATGACCAAGTCGCAGTTACTGCGTGGTACATTCCGAGTTCTTTCACTGAAGCTGGCCAAAGCTAATGTTCCTCTGCTAGTTACTAACCACGTCTATGATGTTATTGGTGCGTATATTCCTACCAAAGAAATTACTGGCGGTGCTGGTCTCAAGTATGCTGCGTCTTCGATTGCTATGCTTGGTAAGAAGAAAGATAGAGATGGCACTGATGTGGTTGGTAATATTATCAAGGTAACAATGCATAAGTCTCGATTCACTAAAGAACAGAAAAAGGTTGAAGTGAAGTTATCATACGAGACTGGTCTTGATCGTTACTATGGCTTGCTTGACCTTGCCGAGAAGTATGAGATCATCAAGAAAGTATCGACTCGATTTGAGTTACCTGATGGTCGCAAAGTATTCGGTAAGGCAATTAACAATAACCCAACTGAATATTTTACTGACGAAATTATGGCTCAGCTTGAAGTTGCTGCTGGCAAAGAATTCAAGTATGGTCAGGTTGGTATTGATGAGGTAGTTGAGGAGGCTGAAGATGCCAGTTAAATATAAATTGGTTGAGAAGGATGAAGCATATCACTCTGACCATTGGGCGATTGAGGTGTTGGAGGGCGAACTAGAGGGATTCGTCTTTCAATATGACACCGTTAAGTTTAGGGAAGAAGATGGTCAAGGCATTCTAGACTTTGAAGTATTAGATGTGCAGAATGGCGAAATGGTTGACGTTAATAATGAGACTACTTCTAATATACTTGGCGGGATACTTGTAGATATTATTGAACAAAATATGAGAGAGATGGCAAATGGCGACGGAAACACTGATACTGAGACACCTGCTGAATGATGAAGGATATGCGAGAAGAACACTTCCATATCTGAAGCCAGAATATTTTTCAGACCGTATCGAGAAAACGGTCTACCAGCAGATTGATTCGTTTATACAAAACTACAACTCACTTCCTACTAAGGAAGCTCTGACGATTGAGATGGATAAGGTGAAGAACCTATCCGACACAGAGTTTGAGCAATGCGGTGAGTATATCTCCCAGCTGGATATTGAACAGCCTGAAGATGCTGATTGGCTAATCGGCACAACCGAAAAGTTTTGTCAGGAAAAGGCTGTATACAATGCCATCATGGAAAGTATCAGTATCCTAGAACCTAATGACAAGGAAGATCGGGATAAGGGTTCAATCCCTGAGTTACTTTCTGATGCCCTTGCCGTTTCTTTTGATCCCAATATTGGTCACGATTTCGTTGAAGATGCTGAAGATCGTTATGACTTTTATCATCGTAAGGAAGAACGTGTTCCGTTTGACCTTGAGTACATGAACAAGATCACTCAAGGTGGTCTGCCTCGTAAGACGCTAAACATTCTGATGGCTGGCACTGGCGCAGGTAAATCTTTGGCTATGTGTCATATGGCTTCGGCTAATATGATGGATGGTAAGAACGTTCTCTACATTACAATGGAGATGGCTGAGGAAAAGATTGCGGAGCGTATCGATGCCAATCTACTCAATGTGACACTCGACGACCTGAAGAGTTTATCTAAAGCGATGTATGATAAGAAGATTGCTAGGGTAAAGGGTAAGACAACTGGTAAGTTAATTGTAAAAGAATATCCGACTGCCTCTGCTGGTGTTGGTCACTTTCGCCACCTAATCAATGAGCTGAAGCTCAAGAAATCATTTGCGCCTGATATCATTTATATTGACTATCTAAATATCTGCATGTCATCTCGGCTTCGTAATGGCGGTAATCACAATTCCTACACTTTGGTCAAGGCTATTGCTGAAGAGATTCGTGGGTTGGCAGGCGAGCAGAACGTGCCGATCGTATCGGCTACGCAAACAACTCGTAGTGGTTATGGTAGCAGTGACATTGACTTGACTGATACATCTGAGTCGTTTGGTTTGCCAGCTACAGCTGACTTTATGGCAGCGCTGATTGTGACTGAAGAACTTGATGAAATTAATCAGATTATGATCAAGCAGTTGAAGAATCGTTATGGTGACCCTGGACAGTATAAAAGGTTCATGGTTGGCATTGACCGAGCTAAGATGCGACTGTATGACGTTGAGCAACAGGCTCAAGAAGATGTTGTCGATAATGGACCTGTGTTTGATAATACCACATACGGTAAGCGTATGAAAGAAGATGATCAAATGAGCTGGATGACTAAAAAGGCTGGACGAAAAGACTTCGGTGGGTTTAAAGTGTAACACGATGGTATAGGTGCTTCTCTCTCACTCTCTCTCGCACCTATACTTCGCCTGACCTGAGTATGTCGACAAACTGCTCCCTTTTCTATTTACTTTATGTTATAAATAGGGTATAATTATATTTTAGACTAAGGCTCGATA